ACCACCATCATCAAATAGACCTAATTGTGAGTCAAAGTTTCCACTGGCATCATCAAATAATTCTCCTGTTAAGAGTTGCAAATAATTAACACTATCTCTTGTAACAACATCAACATCAGATTTAGTACCAGCAGTAAAGTTTGGAGATTGAGTAGAAGTTTCTACAACATTAAAATTATAATCAATTTGATTTAATATAACTGCTGATTTTGTAGAAATTAAACTTTCAATTCCTAATACATCTACTGCTTTAATCATATATGTTCCAGTTCTAGCTGGTAAAGATACAGTAGAGGCAGGTTTAGATACTTTTTGAGCTAATATTTGACCCTCTTCAAAACTAGCACTTGTTGTATCAGGTGTATGTCTAACAACATAATGACTTAAATCCAAGTCTGACACTGGTGTCCAAGATAACTCTGCTTGACCATTAATAATGTTAACTGAGAAATTAGTTACATCTGATGGTGGTGCAGTTTTACCAACTACAGTATGTTGAATCGTTGTATATGAAGAATAAACATTAAAAGCGTTTACTGATCTTGCTCTAATATTATAAACAGCACCATCTTGAGCATTAACTAACTCAAATATATTTCCACGAGATTTTCCTAGATTAATAAAATCACTACCAGCGATATTAGTGTTTTGTGCCTCAACTTCAAATTCGTTGGTTGTTCCCTGATTACTAGCACAAGTAACTATTAATACTGCTATAGGTGTTTCAGCAAATGTCCTTAATTCATCTACTGCTGTTATACTAGGTGGAGATACATCTGTTGCTCTTGGTAAGGTTGTATTATCTAATGAAAAGTCTTTTTCTTCTGCGTTCCAAGTATATACTGATGATTCTGTTTCTTTTAAAGTTAAATTAATACCTACATCTTGTGGACTCATAACAAAAGACCAATCTGCTACTTCAAAAACTTTATTAGTAAAACCAAGTCTAGTATTAGTAATATTAACTGTATCACCAACTTGTAAACTAAAACCTTTCATATTTACTTTGCAAGTAAGTTGTATTTGTTGCCTATTTTTAAAAAGAACTATCTTGGCTAGTCTTTGAGCCATAGCACTAGACTTTGTGAAAGGTAAATCTATATCTGCATAAATAGTTTCTCCATCATCTTCTACTAAACTAGAACTTGTAACCATAGGATAATCTGTGGGTTGCCAACTGGTTTCATCAGATGTAAATAATCCTTTGACAGTGTTAAAAGTATCTTTCCTTGATTGTTTAGTAACTAAATTCATTGTGCCTATCATTTCATCTTCAGTTAGAGTAATAGTGGGAGATACATACTGACCACCTTTTACAATAAATTTTCCATTAGAATAAGATAAAGCACCTACAAAAGAAGTTAAAATATTATCAAGTATTTCCATAGGAGCTATGTCTGAATAAACTATGCCATGACATTCATATCTTTTTTCAGTGCCACCACCTGATAAGGTAACATTCTCATCACAAACATTAGCTAAAGTAGTAAATGAAGTTGTATCCATACTAGAAGTATCAACGCCTAGACCAATTCTTGTATCAGTAAAATAATCATAAAGGCATAATGCTGGGTTAGCAGAAAATACAGTAGAGCCAGTTCTAAAATCTAATACTTTTTTACCTTTTATTTCAGCACTAATGTTAGGCAATCCATTTGGGAATACATCAGGGTCATACGCAATTCTACAATAGATGTATGCTATACCTTGTAATCTATGAGCAGTTGTCCATTTTTGAGTTTCAGCTACTAAATCTGCATCTGCCTGTTGGTCATCTAAACCTTTATGAAGTTTGATTCTGACAGTTTGTCTACCATCATCAAAAATAGAATCTCCTGCATATGGTTGAGATGCAACACGATATTGAACAATACCATTAGCATCAGTACCCATTGATGTAATTGTTAAAGGCTCATCATTAAAATAAATTGTTGTATATTCTTCTATCTCATGACCAGCTATCTGAACTATCATATGCAGATATTTATTATTATCAGTAGTTTCTAAAAATAAGATACCACCTGATTTTTTAGTAGTTCCATAAACCATATCTCTTGCCATAATAGGTTGTCTTATCATTAATGACCTATTAGATGTTTGTGATTGATATGATCTTTGTTGTAGAGATGAATTTCTTGCTCTAGGTTGTACTGATAATGCAGAGCCAATAACAACAGTAGCTACAATAATAGCTCCTGCCTTTAAACCTGCCATAGTAAAGGCAAGTTGAGGAGAATAAACTGCAACAACTGCCATTGTTATTACACTGATTAAACTGTTTACTGTACTTCCCATTATCTATATTCCTTTCTGTTATATTTTTTGTGTATACTGCTCACTTTATAATCATTACCAACTTTTAACCAAGATACAGAATCAAGTTGCAATTCTTTCCCAAAATATGTCTTAGCCCAATCATAAACCATATTAAAATAACTATCATCTGATACAGAGTCTATTATCCAACATCTATCTCCTGAGTTCCAAAAATGATTTAATATTTGACCATAATTTTCAAAGTGATCTTCATGCTCTTTGCTTAAAAAAATCCAGTTAGTGAAAGCGACTATCTTATTATCTTTCCTGTGTATCTTATATTGTTTGTATTCAAAAGACTTGGTAAGGTGATTCCTTAGTAACTTTTTCTTTAGATGTTTGTATTTATCAAAACTTTGATAAAAATTTACGACTTCTTCAATTTCTGTTGTCATAACTTATGTTGTTTTAGCTGGTATCTCTACACCAGCACCCCACGCAACTGATTTATCTTGTAAACTTGTAACAAATTCACAACCTTTATCATTTGGGAATATTTCTTGCTGATCTTGATCTGTAAATCTTCTATCAGTAGGTCTTTCTAGTGTAATTAATTTATTTTCAATAGAAAACTTTAATGTAGAATTTTGACCATCTTCATTTAACACCATTGTATCTATAAAACCCTCAAATACTTTATAGGGTGTATCAACGATTGCATCAGCATTACTGGTAGTAGTTAGAACTCCAAAATGAACTTCAACGACCATTCCAGCAGTATCTTCTGTTAAACCTGCTGATAGTATTGATGAGTCTACGCTATTTAAAGATATATTCATTCCTACTGCCCTTGTATCTGAGGACTCGCTAATAGGAGAAATATCTAGTATATGACCTGATGCTAGATAAGTATTACCACCAATAACTAAGTCATTATAAGTCGTATTCAGTAGTAATGTTCCACTGGTAAAGTTCATCTTAATAGCATAGAAAGGTCTTAACTGTGAGCTATTTAACTGTGAAAGAAAATTAGAGCCAATGGAACGAGCCATAATTTATTTCTTCTTAGAAGTTTTCTTTTTGGTTACTTTAGGTGCTTTCTTTTCTTTTACAACTACTTTTTTAGACTCAGGTTCAGAAACTTTTACTTCAATAGCTAAATTGTTATCAAGAAATGTTTGAGCTATAACTTTCTGCCATTCTTCTTTACAATCAATAATTTCATCAATCTTATATTCTCTAGTTGCGTTACCATGTACATTTGCACTTCCAATAACATTTTGAGTTATTTTAATTTTCATCTATATCCTCTTTCATCAATTCGTTAATCTTTTCTAAGACTTGTTCATAAGGAATAGGCGTATAATCTCTATCCCATTCTATTCCACCATACAGGTAGTCATCTCTCGTTTCAAGTTTACCTTTTACTTTGAATAAAGCGTTTCTATCAATGGCTATTATTGCCTTGATAAAATCCATCTCTGTTTTTGTATATGGTATGTTACTACACATTTACACCTCTCTAAGTGAGAGGCTAGGGAAACGAGCTACCATATGAGGGTAAAACCTAGCCTCTCACCAATGCAACCTAAGTTGCTATATTAAGCATCTGTTGAGTCAACAGGATTACCAAGTATACCTTGAACGCTTATTGGCGTTCCATTAGTATGAGTACCTGTAGCATCAATTTTCACTCTGACATATCTTGAACCACCGATATATCCTATTGCAGATGTTTGTGGAGTTTCTCCATTAGCATCTAAAGTTAGGAATATACCTGAAGAATCAACACTGCCCTCAGTGACACTTGTGCTTGAAGTAACAGCAGTAAAAGTAGAATCATCATCAGATTCTTCAAGAATGAAATCAAACTTGACACTACCTGATAATGTATCTCCCTCGATACCACTATTAACAACAAACATAACAGATTCAAAACCTTGTCTGTCTACTGTAGTTCCATTAGCATCTGCTGTAAAAACCTTAGCATCTTGACAAGTCACTGCTTTAGTATTATTTGAAATATCTCTCATATTATCTCCTATGCACTAACATTTTGTAGTCTAATTGCCTCAGCGTTTACCACAGCACCACCAACTCTTCTACGAGCTAGATATCTAGTGTTGCCAACATTAGCCTGAGAATAAGGGTCACGCATGATTGACATGCTAACTCTATCCACTAATGTGTATGCTCTAGAGAAATCTCCAAAAGCGATAGGTTTAGTACCAGCTCCAACATTAGGCATATCTTTTGCTAATACATAAGTATACCCAGCTATTGTAGATGGCGCTCCTGAAACTAAGTTTAATCCAACATGGAAAACTTTTTGTCCAGCAGTATCTTCTAGTTGTAGAACTTTAGCAAAAGTGCCTCTGTTCATGACAAACCTAGAGTTTTTCAAATAGTCTGATTTGAGTGCATAGATCAAGTCATAAAGACCATCTGCTGTAAGTGCAGTACCATTACCAGTGTTAGTTGTGCCAACACCTTGTGAGCTATCAGTAATTCCATAAGGTTTACCAATACCATCACCTGATACTACTGCTGTTCCCTCTGCAACTGCAAATTGTTCAGCAAACTCAGTAGCCATCTCACTTTCCATGTTAAATGCAGAATCTTCTAGCATTGCTTGAGAAATATCAACCAAAGCATAGACTTCATGAGCATCAATTGACATTAAACCAGTTGTGTAACCAGTTGTCTCACTTCTAGTTGCAGTCTCAGCAACCCAAGATGCAGAGAATTGACCAGTTCTTTTAGGAACTTCAATGCCTCTTTTATCTGTACTTCTAACTTTAACGATTGAACGCATTGGAGAGAATTCTGTAACAGTCTTAATAAGCTCATTAACATACTCAGTAGGAGCATAGTAGCCACCAAGAGTATCATCAGATTCATACAATGCTTTTTGTTCTAACTCAGGTTTGTTGCCAGTTCTTAAATACTCGCCAAACGCTTTCATTTGAACATCAACTTCTTTAGCAGATTTACCTAATTCAGGTCTTGCTAAAGTAGTTTCTAATTTTTCTAGCTTTGCAGTAGCCTCTTCAAGTGCTTTCTTTTGTAACTCAATATCTTGCTTTTGCTCAACTGCACCAGCAACATCATCAGCTAACTTGTCCACTTTTTCTTGAAGTAATGGGTCTGCAACGCCATTTTTTTTGATCTCATTAATGTTCTTTTGGTTTTCACTTTTAAATTCTTCAAAAGATTTACCTAGAGCATTAATTACATCTTTTATTTCTTCAGACATAAATACCTCTTTATGTTTTAATTATATTAATTAAATGCTCAACGCTATCCACTACATCTCGCAGTTGTCTATTAAAAGACTTGTATAATATTGGCGCACTTTCTTTCGCAAGAGAAACAGACATTCCACCTACATCTCGCAGGTATTTCTCTATTTCTGTTGGATTCATTTCAGCTAGTTTGACCTTAGTCACTTTAGCCTTTGGATTCATTGGAAATGTTACCAATGATATTTCCATTAAGTCGACTGACTTAATAATTCTTCTTTTATCTTTAGGGTCATATTTATAGCCATCAGGTTTCAACCTGTAGCCTATTGACATAGAATCTAATGCACCCATCTTCATGAGTTCAAAGACTTCCTTGCCTTTCTGAGTACCCATTGCTAGTCTACCTTTTATCTTCAATCCTTTGCTATCTTCTTCTAACGAGTCAATAACTCCAATAGGTTCATCTGATTTGTGTTGGTAGAGTAGTTTAATTCCTTTAGGTGATCTCTCTGCTATCGAATCTAAAAATGCTCCTCTTCTAATAACATCATTACCTAAATCTTTGTTATTAAATACTGATGCGTAACCCTCAAACGAGCCATCATCATCTTGATCTATTTCCTTGAATTCACAAGGCATATCTAAGTTGTCAAATTCATTATCAATATATTCAGTTTCCATAATCACCTGTCAAGTAAAATTTAATTCATTTTAACCTGAAACTAGGTGTTTATACAATACCAATAAAAAAAAAGAGCCATATTGCTATGACTCTTTCTTTTGGTTTGGTTAGTTTTATTATGCTGGTCTAATCCAAATTTTATCATATAATTTTTCATCTACACTTTCTGCAAATTTCATTGCATCTAGTTTTGTATAAAAAAACTTATATATTTCTAGGTTAGAATGTTTTTTATTATAAGTTTCTACAGTCCACATTTGCTTATCCTCGTACATATTTTTATCCTCGTTGTTTTGTTAATTGTTTTGGGTAGTTTAGGTGATACCCACACCATTCATTATTTTTTAAGTTTAAGTAAATCTTCCCAAGACATATCCTCTACCATCTCAAATAATCCCTCTTCAACCATATATTGACTAACAAATAATTGTAGTGAATATGGGTTGTCAATAGAACCACCATCAGTGAAACCATTATTTAATAACATTTGTTTTTTAATTAAAGATGAAATAACACCTCTTGCTTGTTTTTCAGTTAAATCAATATCTTTTAAAAATGGTTTAATAGCATCTAAACTAATTCCACAAAAGTCATGCTCATCATTCATTAGATTTAAAAGGTTAGTTTCATTGTTTGTTAAGTTTTCCATGTTTTCCTCGTTGTTTTGTTAAATGCTGGGTAGGTTAGGAGATACCCACTCCATTCATTATTTGTAATCTATTTCTGATTCTTTTGTTGTAAAAACTGAGTAGCCTTTTCTAAAACCCTCTTCTCCAGCATCTTCAGAATCAATATATATATTAACTTCACCTTTTTTACTTAATGAAGATAAAACACCTTTTGCAGTGTTCATATCCATGTCTATTTTTGATAATCCTTTAACGATATTTCTATCGCATAGTTGAAAATCAGGTGAACCATCTGATGACTCATTGATTAATTTTAAAAGGTTAGTTTCATTGTTTGTTAAGTTTGTCATATTTTCCTCGTTGTTTACCTAAGTCATTATTAACTTATGTAACCATTATAACCCATATTGGGTATTAGTCAAGCATATTTATACAAAAAAATGCACATTTTGAGGTATTTTTCTGTTAAACTCACGAGATGAATGAAAGAAACTTTTTATATTTACCCATAGAGGCTCGTAAGTCCTTTAATGCTTATGTTGACAAGTTTGGGAAAGGCACAGATACAGACCTAATAACTAGGTCTATGATCTTGGGTGGATTAAATGATAATCTCCTCGATAAATTCGATAATATAGTCTTTTCAGCTATAAAAAAAGGAGCTAGGCTAGATAATCATGAATTGGAAATGAGATTGTTTAATATTCCCAAAGGAGCTAAGACTTAATCAGGTACATTGATTAGGTCATCAGGCAGATCATCTAAGGCATCAAATACTTCCTCAATTCTTTTTGATGTTCTAGGAGCAAATTCTTCTAGTTTTTTCTTCCATATAGCACCATTCTTTCCTGAAACTAATGATGTATAGTTAGCGAACATTTCTGTAGTATTATTGGTGTTCAAAGATATTACCTGTGAGCCTATTGTTTGACTTTTTGTAACTGCTGGTAAATCTTTGTAGTAGCCTTTACCATGACCCCAACCAATTTTTTCTGTAGTCATTGCACCAAGAAAGTCTGCAAAAGCCATTGTGTTTTCTGTGTTGCGACCTAATCTCATATCAATATTGGTCATTGCTCCGAATATATCCTTATACTCTTCACCAGTTCTCAAATACCCTGTTTTATTATAGGCTCTTAATTGTATTGCTTGAACCATATATGACTCTTTTACTAAATCAGACAATTCATCTGCATTTTTTACTAGCAAATCAGGGTCGCCCAAAATAGATTTGAGTTCTTCTTTTTTAAAAAATTTACCATCTTCAAACATATCTTCCCAAAATTCTTTTTTTGTTATTTGCTTAGAATTAATTGGATATTTATTTACAATACTTTTGACTTCTTTATCAAAAGATTCTTCTAATATTTTCTTTGGTTTACCTGTTTTATGTTTTTTTAACAAATCAATAGCATCTTTCATTGTGTCTTCAGCATAATAGGTAGAAGTCCATCTAAAACCATTAAATTCTTTAGCAAATTTTGAATTATTAATTCTCAATAAATTCATTGCTTGAGCATCTATAGCATGACCATATTCATGCCTAAAAATATTAGCTCCACTAGAGTCTGCACCATTTTTAATTATTTCATCTAATCTATTTCTCTTATTGCCTTTACCCATATTTATGGTCAATCTACCCAATCTATCATTATCACTAATATCCATTAAATAAGCATCATCACCCACAGTGCTTACTCCATTTAATGATGGAGTCTTTTTTACTGCTCGTGCATATTTAGCTGGTGAGTTAGACCAAGAGTTTTTATGAAAATCTAATTCTAATGGGTCGTTCTTGTCGCCAAAATCAGTAACAGGTTTATCTTTAGGTGGTATGACCACAGGTTTAACTTTAGGTTTTCTAGGTTTTCTAGCAGTACCAGCTATCACATCATCATCTTGATCGTAATACAATGTGAAACATCTGCACTGGATAACATTACTAGCGCCACCATTAGGGTCGCCAGTGTAATCCATAAACCTTTCTGATACGCCACCACCAGCAGTAGGCGTTAGCACCATAAACTTGTCATTGATACCAACTTTAGTTCCATTCATGCTCCTGTGCCAATTTCTAGTCCTCTCATCTACAGCACTAGCCCATTCTTTGATAGGTTTTTTCAGGTTCATTCTCTTAGCTATGTTGTTGTTAGCATAGTTCATTGCTTGGTGGGTTTCAGTTCTAGCAATAACTCTTGCTCTTTTCCTAGAAAAGGCAGATGACTTTTCTAATCTTTTTGCAGTATCTTCTGTACCTAAACCATCATTTAAGGAGCTTACAATACTTGCCTCTACTAGTTTCTTGGTCGTTTGAGTGACTTGGGTTACATTCTCACCAATAGTTGCGCCATATAGCTCCAATGCCTCTTCATCTGTAGCCTTGATCTGCCTCATTCTCTCAGTCATCTCTTTAGAGTTGTCAAATACTTGCTTAACATTTCTAGTGAAGACCTTGTGTAGTTTAGTTGCTAGTTCTAGGTAAAATGAATCAGTTATAATCTCATTCTCAGCATATCTTTTACTGGCTAGAATTCTTTGTTGTTTGAATAGCTTATCTAGGGTTCTAGTAAGATTGCCACTTAACTTAGCGTATAGCCTAAGTGATTCTCTGTAATACTTACGTTTATCTATCTTTACTTTAGCCATTGCAATGTTTCATTTAAGAGTTCAGTCTGAGTACCAAATTGCTCAGTAAACCATATAGGATTTAAATGATAGGACTCTTTTGATGTTCTGTGATGATGTGGACATAGTGGAATCACATTAAAATGACTTGATCGTTTTCCCATAGCTCCACTTGGAATGTGATGAATTTCTGCTGGTGTATTATGATATCCTAGTTTAGCACAAGCGATACAACCTAGCTCGGCTACTTTTTTTAGGTGTTCTCTTTCAGGTTTCTTCATCACTCATCTCTATATGCCAAAAGTCCTCTACGCAGGACTTGAGTATAACAGAAATTCCACCTACACCTGATTCTTTTGTAACTGCATTAGCTATCTTATACGACTTTTTATCTTCCTTTATTAACCAACCAATAGTCCTACAAACCTCATAGGTACAACTATCAACATCATCTTCCCATTCTGCTGATGCTGTATGATCTTCCCAATCTACCATTACTAAAGGATATTTTTCTAACATTACTCATCATACCTTATATTTCTTACCTCTGAAATACGCAGTTCTAAATAAATTATTAACCTGTACTAACTCAGGGTGTATGGTCTTTTCTACTGGGTCTACCATAATGACAGCAAATCCATTGTTCCAGTCATTGGCTACATTGTCCTCTAAGTAAGGGTGATAATCCTCTGATAGATGTCCTGTTTGAACTGCCATTGAAGTAGTTGTGTAAGTGTTAAAGGTTCTTTGATTTAATTGGTGCGTATGTCCTGTTACTATGTTTAATCCTGATCTCATAGAGTTTTGATAGGCAGTATGTATACCACCTCTCATTCTGTGTTTAATCATGACAGTATCATCTACTAAATGACTCATAGCCCATTCCCAATCAGGGAATATGTTTTGCATCTTGAAACCCTCAAAATCTTCAAATTGTCTACCCCACATAGATACAAACTTAGATAGTCTTGTTTCATGGTTGCCAAAAGTTGCTATCTGTTTGACAGGGTATTTTGAGCTGTTTATTATCTTTTGAATCTTATTTAACTGTTTCTGAGAGTCTAATATCTCTTGTTGTACAGTTCTTTCTTTAGGAGTTATCTCTAAGGTGTATTTTGCAAAGGTAGATAAAATAGATAAGTCCATAATATCTCCATTAGCTACTACGCATT